TTTTCCTAATGCAATAGAGTTTTTAAAACAATATTATATTTCTCAAGAGTTTCAAGGTGGAGCGAGTGATATAATCAATAATTTTGATCAATATCTTAAAGTTGATAATCTTGTTCCTGAAGTTGTAGTTGGTCTAACATCAATTACAGCAGATGTAAGTTCTTCTGATACTGTAATCACAGTCCCAAGTACAAAGGGTTTTCCTGCAGAATATGGATTACTTAAAATTAATGATGAAATAATATCATACACAGGTATTACAACAAATACCTTTACAGGTTGTATTCGTGGATTTAGTGGTATATCTGGTTATAATGTTGGTGTGTCATCTTCATTATTAGAAATAAATCGTGAAAGTCTAGAATTCAATGAGACAATTGCAAAATCACACAAAACTGGAGATAATGTAAAGAACTTATCTGTTCTATTCATACAAGAGTTCTTCAAAAAAATGAAGAAAACTTTCTTGCCTGGTTTAGAAGATAATGAATTATCCGAAAAATTAGATGTAGGCAACTTTGTAAAGTTTGCCCGTTCTTTTTATCAATCTAAAGGTGTAGAAGAATCAATAAGAATTTTATTTAAAGTATTGTATGGAGTTGAATCTAGAATACTTGACCTTGAGGGAAATTTAATAAAACCATCTGATGCTGAATTTATACGTCGTGAAGTTGTCGTAGCTGACTTAATTACACCAAATGGAGAACCTCAGAACCTAACTGGACAAACAATATTTAAATCTACTGATACTGCAACTAATGCATCTGTATCAGAAGTTGAAATTATAAAGAGAGAGGGAAAAAATTATTATAAAATTGCATTATTTGTTGGATTTAGTGACAGAGATTTAATCGAAGGTGTATTTACAGTACCAGGTAACACAAAAGTTGTTGGAGGAGCAGTTGCAGGTGCAACAATAATCGATGTTGACTCAACTGTAGGTTTTGGAACTACAGGAACAATCATTAGTGGTGCTAACTCACACATTGATTATACATCTAAATCAATCAATCAATTCTTTGGTTGCACTGGAGTTGGAGTTGGAATCGGTACAGCAGACGATATTAGAGCAGATGAAACAGTATTTGGATATGAAAACGGGGATTTATCTAAAAGGGTTGATTTAAGAATTACTGGTGTTCTATCTGAATTAGTACCAATTACAGATATAACTCTAATTAATGAACAAGAAAATTTATTTGTCAAGAATATTGGTGAAAAAATAGAAAATGATAACAAAAATTATAAACAAATATTTGCAAACTCTTGGATTTACAATACTGGTTCAAGATTTCAAGTTGAAATTAGCGGTTCAACATTTAAGTTTAGAACGATACTTGATAAATCTTCATTGAAAGTTGGTGATAGATTTGAGATTCTGAAAAGAAATGAGCAAACTATTGTTGGTGGTGGAACAGTTGGCAGTATAGATGTTACATTAAATCAAATAAATGCAATCAACATCGCTGGTTTTACACAAGACCCAAATCAATTATATGATATTCGTAGAGTTGTAGAAAAAGTTACAAGTTCTGGTGTACCGCTTGATAAAGGTAATAATACAATAATCGCTGATACTTTGAATGTTTATGTAGATGGTAATGAAGATGGATATGCAGCATCGAACTCTTTACCAAGTTATAATATTACTTCAAATATTATTGAGGAAACTTTAATTGGTGGAACTGCAGCAGGTTTGGATGGTTTTAGTAATTTAAATGAAAGATATAGTTTTATTAACTTCCCTCTCTCCAGAAGTGTAAAATTTATACAGGGTGATGAAATTGTATATCAACCAGAGGGAGAACCATTTGTAGGATTGGATACTGGTCGTACATATTTCGTAGATCCTGTCATACCCAGTGATCCAAATCAAGATATTACAAAGATAAGAATATTTAATTCAAATGCACAGATTGGGACAGCAAGCACAGTTCAAGTTGGTCCTACCACATCAACAACTGATGTTCATAGATTTATATTAAAAAGACATAGTTCTAGAGTATTAGATGCAGATAAGATATTAAGAAAGTTTCCTTTATCGCAAAACTTATTTGTAACATCAAAACAGGAAATACCAACAAATGATATTGGAATGTTAATTAATGGTGTTCAAATACGTTCACCAATTTCTGACAATCAAATATTCTTTGGTTCTTTAGAATCAATTGATTTATTGAATGCTGGAACTGATTATGATGTACTGAAACCACCAATCATCGGTATTGAAACTAGCTCTGGAGTGGGTGCAGCCGCAGAACCAATTGTTCGTGGAACTGTAAAAGATGTGTTTGTAGATCCACAAGAGTTTGATATTGATGCAGTTACAAATATATCTCTTACAGGTGGTAATGGAAGTGGATGTTTACTAGAGCCAGTGCTTGGAACAAGAAATAGAGAATTATTATTTGATAGCAGAGACGTATTTTTTAATGGTGGTGTTGATATTGTAAATGAAACAATAACATTTAAAGATAATCATAATTTAGTTGATGGTCAATTATTGTACTATAGTTCAAACGGAAATCAACCAATTGGTATTGGAACTGCTTACGATCTTGAAAACAAGATAGGTGGCACACTCTCTGATGGTGCTCCATATTTCGTAAGGGTTGTCAATCCATCTACAGTAAGAATTTTTAATACAAAAGTTGATGCAACATTTGGAACAACAGGTATTAACACAGTTGGTTTATCTACAGATACAGCAGCAAGTGGTATTCATAAGTTTCAGACAGAGAGCAAAAATACTCTTGTTGCAGTAAAAGTTTTAGAAGAAGGTTCTGGATATACTCATAGAAAATTAAGAGTAAAACCGATTGGAATTTCAACTTCAATAAATGTTGTTAATTTTAAAAATCATGGTTTCCAAAGTGGTGAAATTGTAGAATATAGTGCAGAAACAACACCTATACAGGGATTATCAACAACTTCATCATACTATGTTAATAAATTAAATGATCATCAATTCCAGTTAGCAGATGGTGGAGTAGGTGGTGCTTCTATTGACAATTATAATAGAGGAAAATATGTTGATTTTCAGTCAAGTGGAGAAGGATTCCAGATATTTGAATATCCAGAAATCAAAGTAAACATCAGTGTTTCTTACGGTTCAACTGTGACTGGTGATATTACTATAACTCCAGTTGTGACAGGAGAATTAATCGGTGCATACTTATATGAGGAAGGTACAAATTATGGTTCAACTATTTTAGATAAAGAAGTCATACCTAAAGTATCGATTGAAAATGGTAAATTTGCTGAATTTAAACCTATTGTTGTAAATGGTAAAATTGTTGACGTAGCTGTTGTCAATCAGGGTAGGGAGTATAATTCAAGTCCTGACGTAAGAGTTATATCAACTGGTGCTGGTGCTGGTGCTATTGTTAGACCAGTTATTGAAAACGGAGCAGTCATAGATGCAATTGTAATTAACTCTGGAATCGGATATGATAGTAATTCAACAGAGGTTAGAGCGTTCCCTAGAGGTAGTAATGGTAAATTCTCCGCAAGAGTAAGAAGTTTAACTTTAAATAATGCAAGTAGATTTGGTGATACTCAATTAACAGAAAAAGTTGATTCTCTTAAGTTCAGTGTGCTTGGATATTCGCAAGATATCGCAAGTACATTTGAAAATACTTTTACTATCAATTCAAATGGTGAGTTTAACCAAATTACAGGTCACTCTCCAATTATAGGTTGGGCATATGATGGAAATCCAATCTATGGTCCTTTTGGATACTCTGAACCTGATAATATTAACTCAGAATTAAAAATTGTTTCTACATCTTATAAAATTGATATAACTCGTGTTGTTAATAGACCATCAGGTTATGCACCAGGTTTCTTTGTTGAAGATTTTGTATTTGATGGTTCAGGAGATCTTGACATCCATAATGGTAGATTTACAAAAACACCTGAATTTCCTAACGGTGTTTATGCGTACTTTACTTCAGTTGGTCTAGGAACTCAAACTAATAAACTTGAGGGAGTATATCCTTACTTTATCGGAAATACATACAGATCACCATTTATTTCTGAAAACCAAATACTTAATCATGATTTTGACTTTAATTCATCAACATTAAGAAGAAATACAAAACCTCATAATGTAGATGAAGTACACTCTGGTAATGATTTTGTTATTGAGTCATATGAAAAAATAAGACAATTATCTCAAATTGAATCAGTTACTAAAGGTAACGTTGATGCAATTACTATCTTAAATGGTGGACAAGATTATAAGATAGGAGATTTAACAGAATTTGATGATGAGGAAACAAATGGATCAGGATTTAAAGCATCAGTAAGCGAAATTGTTGGTATTGGAATATCTCGAATAGACACTACCATTACACCCTTTAACACCGCTGTATTTGAATGGAGGAGTGGTAGTGAAGTTGTTGCTAATTACTTACCTTTTATCGAATTAAATGACCAAGATACAGTATCAATATCAGGATTAAGTACAAATATTACAAATCTTACTGATTCATTTAATGTTGGAGTAAGTACAGATAATATTGGATTAGCAGCATCGATGACAGTAGGTAGTGTTGCTGGATTAGTACAAGACATTTTAGTTACATCTATTCCTAACTCATTATCCGTGGGTAGTTCATTAAGAGTTGGTTCTGGAAATACAACTGATACTGAATTGTTAAAAGTAATTAATTTTTTCCCACTTAAAAGAATTATTAGAGTTGAGAGAACAACTGGTATTGCACACACTCTTGGATCAAATATTGACTTACTTAATACACAAATAAGCATTCCAGTTGAAACCACAAAGTTTACTTCAGAGACAGATGATATAATTTACTTCAATGGACCTCAATCAGTTGGTGTTGGAACGACTGTTGGAGGTGCGATAGAGGTTGATTCATTTACTGGGGGTTTATCTGAACAAGTATCAATTCCAACAAGAACAATTCGTATACCAAATCACCCATTTACTAATGGTCAAAAGTTAACTATTAACAAACGTAATGGAGCCAATCGATTTGACGTAGGTACAACTAATCTTGTCACTGAATTTAAATTACCTTTCTTAGGTGAAAATTCATCTGAAGTATTTGTAATTAACAAAGGTCCAGATAATATTGGATTAGTAACTACAAGAGTTGGTATAGGAAGCACAAGTGAAGGATTGTTCTTCTATTCAAAAGGTTCAGTATCTGGTATTAATTCATCATTATATTTCCTACAATCACAAAAAGAACAGGTAACGGGTGATATTGATAAGATTGTAACAACAGTTTCCACAAATGTATCAGCAGCAGATACAACAACTCATAATTTAGTAGAAAAAGATATTGTAAGAATTAATGTTGTTCCAAATTTAGCGGTTGGAATAGGAAACACTACACCAATTTCTGTAAATTATAATTCTGAATTTGAAAAATTATTAATAAATCCTATCTCATTCACTGCATCAGATGTTGAAACAAATCAAATTGATATAGTTGATCACGGATTCAAAACAGGTGATAAAGTATTCTATGATGGTTCTGCAACTGGTTTAAGCACTGGAACATATTTCATCAACAGAGTAAGTAATAGAAGATTCCAACTTTGTGAAACAATTCAGGATTTAAAGTCAAATCCAGTTAATGTTACATCAATAACAGCAAATACTGGTGGAACTCAATCCATCGCACCAATCAATCCAAGAATTGATGTTGTAAAAAATTCCAAATTAACATTTGGTCTATCAACAACTACACTTGCTGGATTTGATTTTAAATTATACATCGATGAAAACTTAACTAATGAATATCTAAGTTCACAAGATGGAACTTCATTTAATGTTGGAACTGCGGGTACTATCGGAATAGGTACAAATAATACTGATCCTATAGGTGCTGCCTTAACTGTTCAATATTCACCATCTGCACCTATCACTTTGTACTATGGTTTATCCAAAGGTGGTTTTATAAGCACTGCAGATACACAGGTTTCAAACCATTCTGAAATAAGATTTATTGATAGTAAATATAACGGTGAGTATAGAATATCTAATGTCACTGACGATACTTTCCAATTTTCTCCAAA